TTGCTCATCGTTTTCTCCAGTGGCCCCGCAGCGGGCCATCGCTAATATTCAGTTTGCCTGTGCTGGCAGATTTCTAAGTTTCCGGACGCCGATCATTGCGGTGGCTACGTAGCTGGTGGCCCGGTTAACTACTTCAACAGGCACCTTTACGCCATCCACTACAACGGTGTAATTGGTAACGTGCTTTTGTCTGCCGTAATCGCCGAACTTTTCATGATGCGCCGCCAGTGCAACATCACATGCGCGACGGCCCAATGGCGATTGCTTACTGCGATTTATAAGGCGCATAAAACCTCCTCAGGCGGGAGGGCGTAACCCCTCCCGATGCAATTAGCCGATGTATTCCGGTTTCATATCGTCCAGGGTGACGCGGTACTTATCGTGCAGTTCGTCGCCAAGATGACGTTTAGCAGCGCCAAGCGTGCTTTCAGCTTTAGCAAACATCTCTGCGGCTTCCGGTTCGCCAGGGTTTGGAATTGAGTTGATCACTGCCTCGACTTTGTTCTGTGCATCGACCTGGTAATAGCGCTTCACTGCTTTGTTTTTTAATTCGGTGAACAGCGCAGTACCCAGCAACGCTTTCTGTGATTCGATATCCGCACGGATTGCTTTTGCCTGATCAACGGAACTTGCTGTATCAATGCGTTCGCGAAGATCGTCGGCAACAGCATCAACGTTAGCTGCCGACTCCTGCGCGCTGGTCCTGGTGCTAACCTCGCTGGTGATTTCCTGTACGCTCATGCGCTGGACTGGAGCAGGGTTAATCTCGCGTTCTTCTCGTTGCTCAACCTCATCAGGGCTGTACACGCCGAGGATCACTTCCGGGCAGTACAGGCGAGCCCAATATTTAACGCCCAGATAAGCAATTTGCTGTTTAGGGTTTGAAACCCATAGCGGAGAATTGCGGGTAACAACGCCGGAGAGGTAAAGAGGTTCTCCCCAGGTGATTTCAGATTCACCTCGCAGAATGGCACCAACCTGAACGAACAGGCCGATCTCGTCCTCATCCGTCCAGCCCCGAACGCGCTCAGTGACGGTGTACTTCCCATTTTTACCGTTTTTATCGCGTGTGATTTCCTGTGTCCTGGTGCAGCGCTCCCAGTCACCCCCATAGCGGTAATGAAAACGGCCATGAATGGCACTGGAGCTTGCAATTACTGCGTTGACCAGTTGTGCCTCGTAACCAAGAACACCGTTAACCAGGTGTGTTTTCTGCGCCACAGCGTAAGGATTCATACCCCATTGCATAGCCTGCATGACGATAGCCATACAGTCGGCTGGTTTCCCTGCAAGGTGTGCCGGTACCGTCACCTGTGAGTCTGCCATCAGGTTAGCGAAAGCTGTTAACTGACCCAGTGCCTGAACGTTAAAAATTGCGTTACTGGCAGAAATGGTGTTTGGTGCCTGCTGCTCAGTGGTAACAATATTTGTGTTTTCCATGATTTTCCCCTTATGCCTGTACGCGCAACGCTTCAAGGCGGCGCATATCAAAATCGTTCAGTTCGTCGGTGTAGTCTTCTGTGATAGGCGCTGGCCATTCACCAGTGTCGAAGCCGTTTGCTATCGCTCGCATTGTTTTGCGGTATTCCAGCATGCCAAGTTCCAGCAACTCGGTAGACGCCTCAATGATGGCGACCCAGTGGTAGTTCTCGTCTTTGTTGACGAAAATCCAGAAAAACTGGTCCAGCGCCGCAGTTTCGCAGTACATGGCCGCGCTCAGGTGATAGTCCCGGTCGATGATTTCCCGGTGCAACTTCGCACGCAGGCCTTCCTGCTTGATGTTCCACATGCTGATAGTTTTCAGGTCGGCGCCAATGCGCAGGCCGCCCATATCGATCTCAAGGTCAGGGCGTACCCGAACTTCCAACCCGGTTTCCTCATCAATCCCAAAATAGCTAACCTCGACAGCGCGGCTTGGGTGAGTCAGCAATTTGCCGGCGGTCGGGTGCTCCAGCAGGGCTTTTTGAATGTTCAGCGCGGTGCTGAGCTGTTGGCGGGTGACCAGCACTTTCCCTTCGGTGTTCTCCCGCCACGCATCCAGCAATTCGTCGGCGAATACCGCTGCCGGGTTGACTGATTTCACGGCCTGAATCAGATCGGCCTTCGTGCCAGATACTTTCAACGGCGACGATTTTTGCGCTTCCTGAGCGACCAGGTCAGGGTTGATTATTGCCAGTTGCTCCAGAAGTGCGTCACGGCTACCGCTCGTTTTAACCGGCGTAGGCAGGGTGGCGTTGTATTCTTTGATACAGGCCTTCATGGCTGCGGCTGTCTGTTTCTGGTCTGCTTCAATGCGCTGGTATTCAGCAGGTAGCGCTATGTAGCTTTGCCCTGTTTCTTCCAGACTGGCACCCAGCGGTACTGGAGCGGACAGGGTGGCGTTGTACTCCTCCAGCAGCGCTTTGATATCGTCAGCACTCAGCAGTGCTGGCAGGCTGGCGTTGTGCGCGTCGATGAACTCGCGCAGGGTGGCGGTGGTGGTGAAAGCACCCTCAGGGATCTCAGGCTCTACGCTGAACTCCGCTTCGAGGTTTTCCGGCTGTAGAGCCAGAGCATGTACCAGGTTGCCCATGTCAAGTACTGGGGAGCGCTCTTTGACGATAGTCTTCTCTACGTGACGCGCGTTAAAGTACATCAGCGACACGCGAGCATCTTTCACCTGAGTTGAGCTGATCCCGTTGGCGGCGTGGTAAACCTCGTTTGGTACACCTTCATAGCGGCCCGGCTCGAAGTATTCCGGCCAGGCTGCTTCTGGCTCTTCTTGTTGCGATTCCGGTACATTTTGTTGCGCCTCAGGTTCAGATTGGCTCACAGAATCGTTGTTCTGGTGCGTTTCAGCCTGATTCTGGTTCTCTACGGTAACTGCTTCTTTACCAGTACCCAGATCGCCTTCGCCTGCCTGCACCGCATCACCAGCCTGTTTTTCATCACTGTCAGCTTCTTGAACCTGCACATTGCTGGTGATCTCCGGATTCGTTTCTGTGCCATGAGTTGATGAGTTCTGCATTAAAGCGGACACGTCGAAAATACCGTTGCCAACATTTTTAACCAGTTCAGGTTCGGTGGTCGGCTGGCTTGTCTCGGTTTTCACCCATTTTGGGTCGTTCGGGTCGCTGATGCCCTCGACGTATTCACCGCGTGCGGCGGCAAGCTGTCGGTTGGCTTCTTCTACTGCGTCTTTTTCCGGAGTGTGTCGGGCAGCCGTGAGAGCTTCCTCGGTGGGGTTCTCGTGATCAGTCTCCGTTAAGTTGGCGTTGATATACCCCTGAAGGCGTCCGGGGTAGTGATAAAACTCAGGGTGTGCGCTTCGGATCAGCGCGAAAATAGCGGCGCGGGAATAATCCAGGATACCGGGCGTTGCGCGAAGTGCTGCGGACCATTCTTTGAACGGACTTTCCTTTTTCTTTACGATTTCTTTTGCGCGACGGTAAACACTGCCAGGTAGCTTATAGATATTAAAGTCCATAGGCAAAGTGGCCATTGCAATCTCTACGTCAAGAGTATCGAGAGTGTGTTCGTAATCAGGGTTACGGTCAGTCTTATTGCCACCGCCAGCATTGGCGCCGCTTTCAGTGCGCTGAATAGCCGATACACGGTTGCCTTTTGCCCACTCCTTAACGAGCAAACAGCGATCGATATGCTCCGTCTCGAACCATGTTTTAAGGAACAGGATAACAGTCGCCAGTTCAGGAGTTTTTCCATCGACAGGGAATACTTTTTTGATGGCATTAACTACCTTATGAACATCGTGTTCAATGGCTTTCTTGAACGCTTCAACATTCTCGGCGGCAAGCAGCAGGTTCTGGACATATGAATTATCGGTGTCCATTTCGAGACGCAGAATTTCTTTTTTCTGGGAGGCGTCGACGTGATAAAGATACTCACCTTCACCTATGTACTGAGCAAGAACGCGGTGACGGAGAGGCATAGTTGCGACAACAGTCAGCTCGGGGGCTGGGGCTGTTGCCTGGTCAGGGCTGTTGCTTTCGTTACCAAAATTTTCGGTGTGGTCTTCCAGCACTTCGCCTGTTTCGGTATCAACACCATCGACGATATGCTGGCGCGCCGCGGCGGCGGCTTCAGATGATGACAGGGTGACGCCGGGGATTTGCGTCCAGGTCATATTGTCTTTAGCGAGTTGATAGTAATCGCAGAAAGTGAGGCTCAGTTCGCCTTCCGGCGGCAGCTCGTTAACGACAGGGAAATTAGTAGCGACAGCTTTGAAGTAATCTTTCAGCTTCGCACCGGATTTAATCAGAAGATAATCCAGTGTTGCATTTGCCGCTTCAAAATCATCACTGCACCAGAGTACAGCGTCTTTCTGGCCTGATGATTTCTTTGCTTTGCGGACTAAAAATACAGGATTAGTTCCACTCATTGTTTTGTCCTCAATTCGTGTAGAATGGAGGTGCCTTAACAGCACCCCGATATATCTGGTTGTTAGGTCCGGTTCGCTTTGGTCGGTTGGACCGGACAGGGCACGCCCGCTTCGGTGGGCGTTTTCTTAATGGATGGTCTGATAAAATTTTTCTGAGTAATCAAGCTTGTAGCTTCGGTAATTACCAAACCCTGCTTGTTCTCCATCACTTACCTTGACTGTGAGCAGCGAAATGGCTTCTACAGCACAATGAGGACAGTCGAACTTTCCGAGTACATATCCACCGTCGAGAATCACAGTAGTTTCGCCAGTTGAATTTGAGTGAATAACGCCTGAGACTTTCTTTTCGCAATTGAATAAAGCAATGCTCTTATTAACTGCTTTCAGGTTCATTTCGATTTTTAAGATTTCCATAAGTTCTCCAGTCTTAAATTCAGGGTGTAGGAAGCCACGCCAAATTAATGGCGAATTTTTCATTTCATATTTCGGAACTACTATTTAACTTTCGTGCGCCATCTGGTCGTATTCAGCGCACTGCCTGGAACAATATTCCTTTTCTTTGCGCGCCAGTTGCGAGCCGTTGAGATAGAGAAGGGTGTTTTTTACTTCTTTGCCTTCATCAATGGATTTGCGGCAGTAACCGCATTGTTTAAGCATCCGGATCTCCTTTCTGCGCCAGCAGGTAGCAGAGGCGGCGTAACCTCACTCCGAAATAGCTAAGTTTGATGGCTTGGATGCGTGCTGGCTTACGTGCGAAATCAATCATCTTCTAATCCAAGAGCTATCCGTATTTCTTTTGCGCGGCTTTTACTGCCTGCCTCGACACCTTGGCTGTAAACGAAATGCAATAGGTTATGGATGATCTCCCAATCATCACGATCAAGCTTTGTTGAAAGCAGGCGTGAGACAATTTTGCCACTGGATTTCAGGTGAAATGCAGTAGTCTCTTCTTTGCTGTTGTATTTTTTATCGATGATTTCCATGACTTCCCTCGTTTGCCTTATCGCCGGCCAGCGGAACGTTTATCACCTGCTGCACGTTAACCTTGCCATCTCATCCCGGTCTTCGTATGCCCCGGGCGGCTACTTCGTGGGCGTCCTGCCTTGATGACTCGTTGCTGCGTTTGATAGGTTAAGTATTATCGATTCAATCGATACATGTCAATTAAATTTGATGATTAATTTTACAGGGAAGATTAAGAAAGCGAGATGTGGGTGAATTAATGACATAAAAAAACCGCCAGTTAAGGCGGTTAGTAGTTTTAAAGCTGGTTTAGCGAGAAGGAGGCTCGATTTTTCTGCGTCTTTGGTATTCAGCCATGAAATCGTCTAGTTCTTGAAGTCTGGTGCCTGCCAGCTCAATAAAACGGTCTTGTTCAACAGTCGGTAGCTGATCAAATATTTCTAAGAGCCGCTTTTGTCGGTCATTGAGATCTGTTGGACCACCTTGTGTTAGACGTTCAGGCACATCCGATTCCTCATCATCCTCCATGAAGAACCAATACAACGGCTTACCTGTGGCCTTAGGTAACAACTCTAAGATATCTTTTCGGGGAAGAATGCCGGACTGACACCAACCATTAACTGATTGAGAGGTAGCGCCGACTCTACGACCTAACTCAGATTGGGTGATCCCAGTCTCATTAAGCACTCTTTGTAAACGCTCTCCAAAGTTCATTTTTCGTTCTCGCACAATTACATGGTTTCATTATACAGATTTTTTCTGTAGGTATGGCTATCGAAATAATTTGACAGTATCGATTAAATTTGAATAATTGGTTGTATCTTCACTCAATGAGACCGACCAATGAAAGTAACTGTTCAACGCAAGATCCTTTCCGTGTGTAGCCAGGCTGAGTTGGGACGCCGACTTGGTCGCCGTGCTCAGACCGTTAACGGCTGGTTTAAAAACAAAGTTCCCGGCGAACTTGTAGTTCGAGTGGCAAGAGCTATTGACTGGAAAGTCACCCCACACGAACTGCGTCCTGATCTCTACCCAAACCCAACCGATGGCTTACCAAGCCAAGAGGCATCAGCCAAATAACCATAGAGGATATTTACCCATGGAGAACGCAATTGCACGAAAGTTAGACCCACCAGAAATCAACCCGATTGAGATAGAGAGCGTCCTGCTCAACCGGCTTGCATCAGTAGGGCAGAAATCATACGCCGAGCATATGGGCATCAGCGAGTCGACAGTCAGCAGGCGTAAAGCTGAGGGATATTTCTGCAACATGGCGGAAGAGCTGGCTTTTCTTGGGATTCAGGCCGCGCCACCGGAGGCGGTACTGGTATCCAGAAACTATCTCACAGCCGTAGAGATTCTCGCTGATGCCGGGCTAAAGGCTGAACGAGCCAGGCCGGATGCGCTGGGGTGGGACTGAAAATGACAGCAACCAAAAAGGCGAAAGCCGCGGTGAGGGGTCACCAACGGCTTTCTGGTGGAATTAACTGGATCAATTCACAGGAGTAATTATGGCAAACACTGCCGAAGTAATCAATTTTCCTGTGCCTGACGTGGCACCTAAGGAGCCGCGCGTGGCAGATCTCGATGATGGCTATACGCGCCTGGCAAATGAACTTCTGGATGCCGTGATGTGTTCTGGTTTGCCGGAGACTGAGCTGTGCATCCTGATGGCCGTATGGCGCAAAACGTATGGATACAACAAGAAAATGGACTGGATCAGCAACGAGCAGTTAGAGGAGATGATTCAGAAGCATCATACCCATTGCTCGACAGCAAAAAACAGTCTGATCAGGAAGAAGGTACTGATTCAGGAAGGCCGCAGGGTTGGTATGAATATCCATATTTCCGAGTGGCAAACTAAAAATAACGGATTCTGCAAAACATTAGCTAAACCTGCTAAGAAAACCTTAGCGGAAGTTGCTAACGCACCTAAGCAGAAGTTGCTAACCACAAAAGACAAACTAACAAAAGACAATATTAAAAGATCTACGTCAGAGAATTCTGACGAATCCTCTGACAAGCCAAGAAAGAAACCTCATGTCCTAAAACCCGAAGCAGCGATTCAGAGAGGCAACAAGTGGGGAACTGCTGAAGACCTAACTGCTGCCGAGTGGATGTTTGACCTGATAAAAACCATTTCTCCATCAGCCAGAAAACCTAACCTGGCAGGATGGGCTAACGATATACGCCTGATGCGTGAATGTGACGGACGAACACATCGCGACATGTGCGTGCTGTTTCGCTGGGCGTGCCATGACAGCTTCTGGGCTGGCAACGTCATTAGCCCGGCAAAGCTCCGCGAAAAGTGGACTCAACTCGATATCAACCGCAACAAGCAACAGACTGGCACAACTGCCTCTAAGCCAAAACTTGACCTAAATAACACTGACTGGATATACGGAGTGGAGCTATGAAAAACATTGCTGCGCAGATGGTTAATTTTGACCGTGAGCAGATGCGCCGTATTGCCAACAACATGCCGGAACAGCATGACGATAAGCCGCAAGTTGAGCAGGTTGCTAAGGTCATCAACAACGTGTTTAGTCAGCTTATGGCAGCGTTCCCTGCTACCACAGCTAATCGCAGCCAGGCTGAGATGAACGAAATCCGGCGTCAGTGGGTTCTGGCTTTCCGTGAGAACGACATCACCACCATGGAGCAAGTTGCGGCCGGAATGCGTGTCGCCCGCCGTCAGGAACGTCCGTTTCTTCCGTCTCCAGGCCAGTTCGTCGCATGGTGTAAGGCTGAATTGGCAACTGCTGCCGGGCTTCCTGATGCCAATGAACTGGTCGATATGGTTTACCAGTATTGCCGCACGCGTGGTTTATACCCGGATGCAGAATCATATCCATGGGAATCCAAAGCCCATTACTGGCTTGTCACCACACTGTACTCAAACATGCGAGCTAACGCTCTTAGTGATACCGAGTTGCGCCGCAAGGCAGTCGAAGAACTCAACCACATGGTTACCAGGATAAACCGTGGAGAGGTGATCCCGGAGCCAGTTAAGCAGCTTCCTGTTCTTGGTGGCAGACCACTAAACCGCGCGCAAAACCTCGCGAAGATTGCAGAAATTCGGGCCAAATTCGGACTAAAGGGAGTCAGATCATGATAACTGCATTAGATATTGAAAAAGTAATCACCGATAAAGGGCCAATGAGCAACATCAAAGGTCCGCTTATCAGCAGTCAGCGCTACCTCGACAAGGCAAAGGTAAACGACAGAGCGGCAAGATTTAAGCGTTTTATCGTATCTGTTTACCCGATAGTTCTGCGTGGGCAGCAATACACCATCCTGATGGATGGCCACCACAACTACGCGGCGGCAAAACTGGCTGGCATAGAACCTGATTACCGACCAATCACCAAAAAGGTGCAGCGTATTCTCGGTGAGATGTCATGGCGCGAGCGTGAGGCATTCTTCATCAACAACGTTACAGACAGCAACTACTACTTTGTTGAAACAGGCGAAGTGGTTCATGAGTTGGTTATGCCTGATACGTCCTGCAAATTCCAGGCGCACGCAGGTAACCAATGGATTTTTGGAGGTGCAGCATGACAGTCCATACATTGAAGCAATGCCGCCCGAACCAGGAAGAAACTGAGTATTTCTGGAAGCTGTTTCATGCGGCGCAACGTAATGATGCTCGCTGGCACGGTAGTGAGATCAGCATTATCGCCGATGAGCTATCCCGGACAGATTTAGATCGTGACCAAAAACTGTTCCTTCTCCGCTCCTGGCAAGTGCTGGTAGACGACAAAGGTGGATTCGGGCGCTTTATGGGTGCCTTTGATACTTACGTCTACAACATGCAAGACCCGGATGATGACTGCGTAGCGTGGAAACCTGAACTGGCCCAAATACTGAACGACGGCAATTGTTTCGACATACTGCTTGATGCGTACCATGAAGCCCAGCAGCGCATAGCAGAACTGGAGGCGCGGGAGGTCAACCTGTCAAAACTCAGCGTTGGAGAAGTCATGCACATGAGCGGATTCAGCCGGGATTATGCCGAGGGTTGGTGTGCTGGTAATGACAATGCGATACACGAAATACGCACCGCTGGCATCAAGGTTAAGGGGGAGTGATATGGCTACTTTGACGAAACAGGAAAAAGCCTGGGTAAAGAAACTCAATAAGCTACTGGCGGAGTGTCCCTCAAATCGGATCGCGTTTGCGACGACTGGCGATTGTGAAGTATCGCTATTTGATGTGACGCGCTATGACGAAATTTTTGATGAAGTAGATAAGGGGAAAAGCGAATTTATCCCCGCCGCGATGCGTATCGGAGCGGCCTTTAATGAGTACCTGACATTCCCTAACCAAGTTGAAAGCACGGCAGGCTGAGGGCTAACCCATGACCACTATTACCAGAGAACAGCAAAAACAGATTTTAATTGATACGGCGAACCACGTAATCAGTCGTGATAACACGTCACCGTATAGCGAAAACCTGCGCGAACTGGCGCGTATAGCGTTGGCAGCGCTTACCGCTGAGCCTGTGCGATATCTGAATAAATTTTCCGGCACATGCGTGACGTTAGAGCAGCAGCCAAATGCTGCTGATGATGTTGCCGTGTATATACCGCTCTACACCACCCCGCCAGTGCCAGAACGCGAACGTATTCGCCGTGAGCACGCCGAGTGGTCAGATAAGACGTTCGGCGATGTCGGTCCAGTGGGGCCACTGAAACACCTCTCAAAAGAAGCGCTCGAGGCCGCCGCAGACCCATCAGATCCGCTTGAGTGGGCTGATATGCAATTCCTGTTATGGGATGCACAACGCCGCGCTGGTATTACTGACGAGCAGATTGCCCTGGCGATGGTGGAAAAGCTGGCGGTGAACAAGAAGCGCGAATGGCCTGAACCGAAAGACGGTGAGCCACGACTGCATATTAAAGAGCAGTCAGCGCCGGTAATTCCGGATGGTTGGATAAGCTGTAGTGAGCGGATGCCAGAAGACGAGCAAGAAGTAATTGTTCATAACAAGTTGGGATATCGTTATGTTTCATATTTTGATGAGCATTCTGGACTATTTTTTGACATGCGAGGCGGCAATCAGATGAACTGCATTGAGCATATCTTGGTTACGCACTGGATGCCGCTGCCAGCAGCACCAGAACCAGAGCAGAGCTAATGTCCCGTATCTACATGCCGGTCCTGTGATCGGCATTAGTGAAAAATCAAAAAATACGAATCAGTGATTTGTAATCAACATTTCTTAGGTTTGTAGATATGCGAATAATAACCAGGAAGAAACCTGCGTTCACTGACCTGTACCAGACTGGTGTTCTGACGCGTATAGCAGCCGTTAAGACTGACAGTGGCGGCTGGCGCCTGTTTGGAGTGTGGCGTGATCAGGATATCGCTGTATTTGTGGAAGCGGCGCGCGGCGGCATCCGGGAATGGTCCGGCTTAAATTATCTGGCTGAGTTTGTGTTCAGTTGTGGCATTAGTCTCTGGGAGGTTCACAACAAGACGGACCGGAAAACTCCGGCATGAAGTGTTGCGTCATAACCCGCTGCGGCGGGTTTTTCGCCTAAAATCTGATATGAAACAACATGCTAGCTTTTGCAAAAAGTGCTATTCACCTCTTGAATATTCTTTCTAACAGGTATACTGTGTTTATATACAGTAGTTAAATGTAGAGGGAATTATGAGAATTGAACTTGTTATCAGCCGGACAAAACAGCTTCCGGAAGGTGCCGTTCCTGCGCTTGAAAAAGAATTAATTACCCGTCTCCAGAATCAGTATGAAAACTGCAACTTAACCATCCGTCGAGGCAGTCAGGATGGTCTGAGTATCGTCGGTGCTGCTGATGGCGATAAAAAACGTATACAGAGCATTCTGCAGGAAACGTGGGAAAGCGCTGACGACTGGTTTTATGCATATTAAGCATCGTGGAGTCGCAGACGTTTCCAGAAATAAAGTCAGTGTGACGGGGGGTTACATGTTAGAAGACTTACCAGAATCAGGGTATGCGGTTATACGTTGTTACGATCATTGTGTAGTGGCAAGGTTCGGTAGTATTCCGGATAGCGGACGCGCCCTGATGTATCGTCGTGGTGACGAGATATCTTTTGTTCCCCTTCACCCTGATGACATAGTTGGAACTCCAACATTATTTACGCAAATGTTAGAAAAGGCAGGCTATCGAATTACCCGTTGCTTTGATACACTTCAAATGTAGGCCTGAACAACCTGCACCTGCTGCGCCACGGAGAACACCATGGCGCACGAATTACAACTCATCAAGCAGTCATCTGGAATTCTGATCCCCGCTACGCCGGAGACCAGCGAAATTCTGCAATCAAAAATTAAACTCGGTGCCGTGCTGGTGGCTGAGTTCCGCCAGGTGAGGAATCCTGCATTCCATCGCCGCTTTTTCGCGTTGCTTAATCTTGGGTTTGAATACTGGGAACCCACCGGCGGCGCCATTTCTGCCAATGAGCGCAAACTGGTAAACGGTTATGCAAAGTTTCTCGCTGCATATGGCGGGAATGAAAGCGCATTACTGGATGCGGCTGAACAGTATCTGGAACAGATTGCAAACCGCCGGGTAACAAACGGGATTAGCCTGTGTAAATCATTCGATGCCTACCGCGCATGGGTGACGGTTGAGGCTGGTCACTATGACGCCATCCAGTTACCGGACGGCACCCTTCGCAAACATCCCCGCAGCATCGCTTTTTCCAGCATGGATGAGGTCGAATTTCAGCAGTTGTATAAATCCGCGCTTGATGTGATCTGGCGGTGGATTTTATCACGTACATTTCGTACTCAGCGCGAGGCCGAGAACGCCGCCGCCCAGCTCATGAGCTTTGCGGGGTGATGGCGATGAAATACTCCTGGTTCCATCATCACGACTGCACAACCGAGCAGGCCGACACGCTGGTATCGGATTATCAGAAGCGGGGCGTAAGGACAGAAAAGAGCCTGAACCCTGACTTCATTACCTGGACTGTCAGCGCGAAATTACCTGAATATGCACACCGGGTGCGGACGCCAAAATCCTTACGCCAAAAGGTCTGGGGGTGAACATGGCTAAATTACCGCGCCGTAAGTGCAAAGTTTGCCGGGAATGGTTTCATCCTGCTTACAGCAACGTTGTCTGGTGCTGTCCTGAACATGGCGCTATCTATGCCCTGGAACTGCGTGCCAAAGAAAAGATTAAAGCCGCAGCCAGGCGTATCAGGGAGAAACACCAGGCGGATAAAGCCGAACGCCAGCGCCGCCAGGCTAAGCGTGAGTCGTTCAAAACTAAAGCTCAGTGGGATAAAGAGGCGCAGGCCGCCTTTAACCGTTACATCAGGATACGGGATGAAGGTAACCCCTGCATTAGCTGCGATGCGCCGCTGGTTGGTAAAAGCAATTTCCTGACCGGAAGCGCCATCGATGCAAGCCATTACCGCTCGCGCGGTGCCGCCTCACATCTCAAATTCAACGTATTCAACGTTCATTCGGCCTGCACGCGCTGCAACCGGCAGTTAAGCGGTAATGCGGTCGAATACCGAATACGCCTCATCAGGCGTATAGGCTTGGAAAGGGTGGAGCGTCTTGAATCTGACAATGCGCCACGTCGTTTCGATATCCCGTACCTGAAACGCATCAAATCCATATTCACCCGCAAAGCCTGGGCGCTGGAGAAGCGCCGCGCACGTCGGCAGGAACATGCAGCATGAAACCAGAACTGATCGAGATACTCCGCATGCGCTGGTTGCGTCTCCGAATTTATCGATACCGGGGATCTTTTCCTGTGGCATACCGCATTCTTCGTAATTACGTCCGCATTGAAGCAAAACGGGAGCATCGAAATGAATCTTGAGTCCTTACCGAAATATTTTTCACCTAAATCCATGATGCCCGGCGCAGTACCATGCGGAATAACGTCTGATACGCTGACTATTACTGACGTAATGGCATCACTCGGGCTACTTACTGCAAAAGCCGCAGTGGGTATTGAATTGTATCTTGCAAAAGCTGGGGTTTTATCTTCTGAAAATATCATCGCCTATATCAGGCTATTAGCAGAGCAGCGTGCAGAACGGCATGGGGCATTACGGAAAATGGAAGAGGGTAAGCGTTCAAAATTTCTCGACACTATGGCGCGTTATGTATTTCGCGATTATTCCCTCAGCGCGGCCAGCCTGGTGACGTGCAGTAACTGTCATGGTGCTAAATTAATTGATGCTGAGGTTTTCACGAACAAGGTTACCTACCCAGATGGTAAGCCACCAAAATGGGTAAAAGATACGAAAGGTATTTCTCCGTCCGACTGGGAGGTGTGGAAATCAGTTCGTGAGCAGGTACGCGTAGTGTGTAAGGCGTGTGATGGCAAAGGCCATGTGAAAAATGAATGTCGTTGCCGGGGACGCGGAGAAATTCTCGATAAGAAAA